CATTCCTTTTAACTGCAATCATTCCAAAATCGCCCTCACCATCAGAGCGAGGATATATCCAAGCAGTTAATGTTCCACCACCTGTCCAAATATTATCTATAGAAGAATCTGAGCCTACATCAATGTAATCGTCTGTTGAGTCAAAGTCTAAATAGAAGTCCTGTCTTGCGATTGCAGTATTTAATTCTGGTTCTGCTTTGTCTCCACATCGTAACCATAGTTTAAGGTTACCTGTCCTGTCCACTCCGTATGATGCTGATTTACTAAGATCAATTACCTTACCATTGTTGTATATGGAAGTAACATCTGAGGCACTTAAAGCAGTATCCCAGATAGCAAATTCGTCAATAAGTCCGTTAAAAAATTCTCCAACTGTTCCTAAATTATTTCTACCACCTATAGGAAAATTGTTACCTGCTCCAAAATTACTAAATGTTAAAGAAGATGTATCTCCATCTAATGTGCCATCAAGAGTCTGGGCAGAGCCATTTACATATATATATATTTGGTCTGCACTTTCACTTACTACTATAGCGATATGAGTCCAATCTGTTGCACCATTAGAAAACACAGCACTATTTGTCTTTGCATCAGCATTATTAGAATCCTCTTCATACCTAAAAAATAATTTTCCATCGCTTAATAATTTACCTTGTACTGTATTATTTATACTGCCATTAGCACTAGTTCTATATCCAAATAATGATTGGGGTGAAGATGGTTGTCCATCATCTGCTTTTACCCAAAATGAAATAGAATACGATGCTTGAAAAATACTTTCTAATCTATCTTGCACTTCTATATAATCATTAGAACCATCGAAATTGAAAGAATATTTGTTTGGGAAACCAGTTAGTGGCTGACCTGATAACAGGTTGCCAAGACCGAGTCCCATGCCTAAACGCATATTAGTACAATAAAGTTATTTGTCCTGCAGTTAAAGCAGCACTAGATGAATTGGTAATATTTATGATTGCAAAAGGGTAAGTAAGTCCTTCCTTCAGATCCATAGTAACTGAGGCAGAATCACCTTGAAAGGTAACTTCGTATGTTGCATCTTCATTACAATGTATGGCCCTGGTTACATCAAAAGCGTTTGTATCGGCAGCTCTCTCTGTTGCAGTTACTGCAGGGGAAGCACTTCTTTGAACTGAAAAGTCTCTGTAAGTATTTGTGTTTGCCATGATTTCTCCTTTGGTTTATGGAAGGTTCTAAGGTACTGGCGATACCGTGAGTGAACCATAATTTTATGGAATTTAAGAAGAAAGAAGGGTATGGTTCAAGAGGGAGGTTTACTTTAACTGGGATATAATCTTTTCTATTTCCTGATTAACTTTCTTATTAAACTCAGCACCTTGCTTTACATCAACAATTTCTTGTTTATAATATTCTAAAGCATCTCTTAATCTATCTCTACCATCTTGACCTAAATATTTTAAAAATAATCCTGCTTGTATAGGATCATCTTTGGGAAAACCACTCAAAGGATTTAATCTATCAATAGAATCATCAAGCGTTTCATTAGTACCACCATGACCTCTATATTCAATGTAGTATTTTGCTGCTTGCTTTGGATTATTATATCTAATTGCATTTTTTAAATTATACAAAGCATTAGATTTAGGAGTATTAGGACTACTACCTGGAGGCTTACCTATCTTTTTTAAATACTCATATTTACGACTAATTACATCATTGTATGCAGCTCTCTGAGGATCAACTTCTGATACAATAGCTTTCTTTAATGATGTTGCATATCCCTCAGATGGTATATCAAATAACGCTTTATACTCGTCAATTAAAGTAAATTGCCTAGCAAGATATTGCGCTCTATCTCTTATATTTTGTGGGTCAAAAGGATCAGGAAATAATTGTTTTCTTGCTAATAATTCCAATGGTGTTTTAAGAAAAGGATTTACTCCATTCACTACTTTTTTAACTGGAGACTTGGCAATTTCTAAAGCAATTTCTTTTTCACTTTTTCTTCCATTAAGATAGTCATTAACTAATTGTGGTGCTGCATCTAAACCAAACCATTCTAAGAAATCTGATGTTATACCTAATCTATCTATATACTGCACCTTACCATCTTCGCTAACACCAGTAATAATATGTGGTCTATTACGCACACTTTCAGGTAAAGACTTTTCTTCTTCAGGGAATTGTGTTTGATTCCATGCTTCCATACCTGCTCTGATTGCACTTGCTTTAATTATAAAACTTCCTATTCTCATATAGGTCATTGGATTAGCAGCTTTGCCTAATACTTTTTTACCTACTTGAGTTGCTATCTTATTATCACTAGCTGCATTTTGAACTAATCTTTTAAAGCGTATAGCATTAGTTTCTTGAAATGACCAAAAAGGTATCAAGCTCTCTCTAACAGATTGACCTACAACTGATATTCTATCATAAGCACCTAAAAGATCATTAGAAAGCATAAAAGCCTTATCTCTAACATCAGATAATCCTTGAACTTCATTTCTTATAGATGCACCATAATTATCAGGTAATCTATCAGGATTTTTAAGCATTTGATTTTTATAATCTAAATAACTAGCATAACGCAAAATAGCTTCTCTAAAATCAGTAGATATTTTTGCTTTATTCCAATACCCTTTCCATATATTAACAGGTATATCTTCTACTTTATTTGTTTTTTTATATTTATTAGAAAATGTATCTAATGTTTTTAAGTCTCCTAATTCTTGTGCTTGAAGTGTGGATTCCATTCCACCTCTTTCAAACCATTCTCTTAATTCTGGTGTCATTTTCTTCTCACCAGTAAATGCTTGAATTAAGTCCTTAACAGCTTTAGGTACTTCTTTAAATGTAGAAGGGTTTCCTATAAATGCACCTTCAGCATCACCACTAAGGTTGCGTAAATTATACTTGAAATACCTTCTAGGTGATACTAATTGTAAGCGTTTCCAACTAGATAATATTTTAGTAGGGAGTCCTTTAACAGGTGCATCTTTACTTAAATTATCTAATGTTTTTGCTACATCTTCTTTAATAACAAATTCTTTTCTTTTACCACCAACAACTAATTGTTCAGATACTTGCTGTAAATCCTTTTTACTAATTCCTTTGCCTTCCATTGCTTTTTCAAATAATTGATTTGCAACTTTAGTTGGTACGCTTTCTGATATGTAAAATACATTACCCTCTCTTGGTTGCCAAGTTCTATACCCTTCAGGTACAAAATCTTTCCAATTAGAAGATGAACCTGTTTCAGCTTTTGCTTGCGCTCTTACTGCATCATAAATATTATAATTTTCATCTACTACTTTTATTGTTTTTGCAACTTGCATATCATATAACATTTGAGATACAACATCAAATTCTGCCTCTATATAATCAGAGTTAATATCTTTTTCACTACCTCTTCGCTTAGATAAAAACTTACTTCTTGTTGGTGCTTTTAGTTTTTTACCTGCACCACTAATTACTCCACTACCTGCGTGTTCAAGAACCATATGTCTAAAATAATCATCTCGTTGAAGTTTATTCTCAACATTAAATCCTATATCATCCATTAATTGAATATATTCATCTTTTAATTCTTTAAAGTTCTGCTTTCTTAAATTTATCTTATCTTGTATTTTTGGATTTTGCTCTAATGCACGATTAACTTTAGCTAACTCTATATTTAAAGTTTCAGGTTTTAATCCATAAGGAAGTTGAGGTATAGCTTCATCTTTTGGAGTAGACCTAACTGTCGCTGCTAAATCATCTAAAATAACTTTACGAGTAAATAAATCATATTCTTTAGGAGAAAGGTCTTTTACAATATCATCAATAAAGCGCACTGTTTTATCTGCAGATACATTTTTTTGTTTTGATAACTTTCTTAATGCAAAAGCAATTTCAGCATTTTCTTGATTACGAGCTAAAAACTCAAACTCTCTTGTAGTTTTATTTTTTAAAGATTCTATCTGATCTTTGATTTTAGAAAAGACTCCTTCTTTTTTAACACCTTTAGATGCTTGAAATCTTGATTCTACTTCAGGTTCAAACTTTACTTCTATTGGCTCTATTGGTTCTTCTATAGGTTTTTCTGCAGGTTTTTCTTTTTCAGCAATTCTTTCTATTTTCTTTTCAGATACAGGTTCAGTTTTATCTCTCAATAATTCTGGTGTTTCAAAACCAGGTATCTGCTCTTGAATAATATTAGTCATTTGTTTAGCAGAGTTTATATCTTGATTCTTTTGAGTTTCTGTGCGAGAAGGATTTTCAATTCTTTTAAGGGTAATCTCTAAGTTATCTTTGATTAAATTAACTTCTTCAGTTTGCTTTTCAGTTAATTTACCCTCAGATACAAGTTTATCTATCTGCTCTTTTACTGATGGCTGTATCTCTACTTCATTCTTTTTTAACTCATCATAAAATCTTTCTGCTTTCTTCTCACTAATACCTTTATCTTTAACATACTTAACAAAATTTGTTTTACCTTTTTTAAATTGCTGACCTAATTGAGATGGCTTACCTTGAGTTAAAGTAAGACCAACACCTAACATCCCTTGAGCAGTAACCTCTGACCAATCTATTTCATCTTGTGTTAATGCTTGTTCCCATGCAGTAAGTCCTGCAAATGTACCACCTGCTCCAATTTGAGCTAAAGGTCGAGATAGATTACTAAACGCACCTAAAGTTAAATGTAAAGCAGTTCCTTCTATACCTCCTTTTATTATCCCTGTTGCAGGAGATAGTGCAGTTTTAATTATGTTATCATGTGCTTCTGCTGTTTCTCCACCACCTTTAATCGCACTATAAATAGGTAATCCCCATTGACCCATAGATGCAATGACAGGCAAGTCAATGCCAAAGATTCCTGCACCTTCATATAATGCTTTACCTAAATCATTAACAAATCCTTGACCTTCTGGAATACCACTTTTTTCCCACTCTTCTGCTCTAGTATTATAAAACTTAGTTAAATTTTCCATTACTTTAGGTTTTTCAATACCAGTAAGATTGGTTATATACTTAGCATATTTATCAAGAGTATCTGTAATACCTGCAGAACCTCTAAAGTATCCAACGATAAATGATGAGGCAGGTTGAACAAATGCTTGATCTAAGAACTTTTGAAATCCAGATTCTTTAGGTGTTTCTACTGTAGGTTTAGGTTCTTCTGTTGTTTCAATATATTGTAATAAAGGATTTGCTGTACTATCTGTATCAGTTGTTTGTACAGGAGGAGGTGTCTCTACATCTAAGTATTGTAATAAAGGGTTTTCAGCCATTAGGTCATTGGCGCAAATCTATAAGTGTACCATTTACTTAATGGCATTACTTTTTTTATGCCTTTATCTGTTTTTAATATTACTTTGTCACCCTTCATTTCTTCCACAACAATAGAACCAGAGTCAAATTGTTTTACCAATTCAGGAGGTAATTTAAACTTCATACCTGCATTTGGAGCTTGTGGTACAAATCCAATATCAGAAGGACTTGGAGGTTGCTGTCCACTATCTGAAACTTCAACTTCAGAAGATTGATTATCTTGTGCCATTGGATTAACATTTTCACTTGTTGGTTTTAAACTAGCTTCATACAACCTAACAGCTTCTTCTTTTTGTTCTTTAGTAGAAGATAACCATGCTTCTTCAGGAATACTAGGAGGTCTTTGTAAATCAATTTCTCCTGCTGATGCTTCGTCTTTTACTTCTCCTAACCAATTATATCCATATTTGTCTATTAAAATTTTATCAATTCTATCTAATTGAGGTTGATTAACTTTATCATCCCATGTAGCACCACCACTATCCATAGTAAAACTCATTTCATCTGGAAAAGTAAAGGTTGATTTTGACTGCCCTCCTTTAAGCGCAAGGAGTCTTGTTCTTTCCTGTAATAAATTTTTTAATTCTAATTTATCTGTTTCTGATAATTTTTCACCTTTTTTAATTAAATCAAGTTGCCCTGTAGATGGATTGAAAGTAAACTGGTTACCTTGATCATCTGTTTTATATTGTAAATTAACAGTAGGTTCTGCTTTTTTAACTTCTGGAAATACTAATTGACCATCATCCTTAAATCTTAATCTATTATTAATATCTCTTTCAGTAGGTCTATCTGGAGTATCTCCTTTAAATACTTGTTCTCCAGTGTCAGTAAATCTTAAAACATCAAAACGATCTTTTTCAGTTTTTCTATCTTTTGGTTGTGCTTTTTCTTTTACTCTTCCTACTGCTTGAGATTTTGGTACATATACTGTGTCACCTGTTTCTTCGTCTATAACACCTACTAAAGAAATATCAGTTGTTTTTGTAGCACCTAAAAGTCTATTACCAAGTCCACTACTTTTACCTTCAAGAAAATTAAAAAGTTGATCTTGAGATGTAATATCTCCCCTTATTACTTGAAATTGACCTGCTTGAGCTGCTTTATAATCATCACCTTCTAATCCTGCTAAATTAATTAACTGAGGCAATCTTTTTTTTAAATCGTTAAACTCTTCTTGTTTTTTAAGCCTATCTTGCAAACTAAGTTGTGCTGCTTGTTGAATACCAGAGGAGACACCTTGAGCGAATCCACCTGCAAAGGCTTGTGCTGCTGTTGGTCTTTTCTTTGTTTTAAATTTAAAAGCCATTAAACTACTCCTTCACTTGCTTGTGAACCCAAATAACCTCCGATTGCACCACCTAATGGCCCACCAACTGCAGTGCCGATTGCTGTACCTGCAGCACCTAATACAGTTTCCCACCATTCTGGCTGACTATCTAAATTTGCTTGTATCTGCGCTCTTCTAGTTTGTTCACCCATTATAGCTCTTGACATTTGATCTTGTATTTGTTGTTGTGTTTGCTGTAAACCTGCCATTGTATTAGCTTGACCTAAAGCTAACTGAGGAACTCTTTGTAATTGTTGTGCAGTTTGCGCTTCTATACCTGTAAGCCTATCTAATAAACTTCTTTCTGCTCTTTCTTGAACACCAGGAGTAAGAGCTTCTAGTGCTTGAGCATCTCCTCCTGCACCTAGAATACTACGCTCTAATTGACTTAATAGTTGTCCTGTTTGTCTAGCACCAACTCTTTCAGCCATTTGTCTTTGCGCTTCTCCAGACCTTCTGATAAGATTTTCAAGTTCTCCAAGTTGTTCTTCAGTCTTTTCTTCTGTTTCCTCAAGTTCTTGCCTTCTACGAATTTCTTCAACTCCTTGCCTTGCTTCTTCAGGAGTGCTAAAAAATCTACCATCAGGAGTAGTATATAAACCTGTTTCTGGATTATATTCAGCTATATCACCTACAAGTGATTGTTTGTTCTGTATAGAATTTAAAAAATTTCTAGCATTCTTTGCTGCATTCTCTATTCTTCTACTCCTAAAAACACCTTCACCTTTACCTGCTTGAACTGACCATTCTCTTAATACCTTACCAGTTTCAGTATTGACTACTTGATAACTGACTAACCTACTTCCAATTTTATTTTTTTTAATTTGATATTTATCCATTTTACAAATCCTTTGCTTTCTTTATTTCAGAGAAATGCCACTCTTCATTTAGCTTTACAGCTAAGTAGAACTTACCATCTTTTGTGCATATTCCCATATCAGTATCTTTCCCTTCTCTGGGACTAAAAAAACCTTGTTTAAGGTTAAATATTTTATCTTGCTTACCATCTGTAAGTGTTTCAATCGTTTCTGACATTATGGATTACCTCCTTCTACATCGTAATCTATATCTATGCCATCTATTCTTACATTGCTTTCTACACCATAAACCTCGATTTCAATACTTTTAGCTAACTCATTTATTCTACTTGAATGTGTTTGTAAAGTAGTATGTTCAATCATTTGTTGTGTAATAGAAGGTGTATTACTGCCATCTAAATAAACTTTGTAAGACATAGCAGTTCCAGTGCCACTACCCTTGTAAGTAATATGTAATTTTGTAAAGCGTTTAAACTGATCAGGTAATCCAAAATCAAATCTTTTTGTTTTTAATAACATTGTAGAAGTTGAGTCATTAGAAGTGCTACTAAATAAATTAGTAACTTTCTTTGTTCCAGTATTAAATGTTTGTAATTCTTGAGTGTCATCTAATACAAACTGACTTTGATATTGACCTGAAAAACCACTGAACTTAGACCAAGATTGCGTATCAAAGTTATACGCATACATTGTTGTAGCATCAAAATCATAATTAACAACTAATGTGTTTATATTACCATGATACCCTAAAGATAATGCACCTTCATTAACATTTAAACTTAAACCTTGATAAGTATCTCTAATCAGTAAAGATAGTTCAGATATTTCTAATCCTCTTAAAAGACTTACCTGCTTATTATCAGCAAAACAAATACCATAAGGTGTATCTATCACTGCGTGTTTATGCAGACATCCAGTACCTGCTATATGTCTTTCTAAAATAAAATTAACGGATTGTGCGCTTTGTATTCTGTAGATATATATGTTTCTTGTTTTAAATACATATAATCTATTTTGAAACGAATGTAACGCAGTTATTTCATCCCCATCATTCTTACCAACATCAAGAAACTTTGTTCCAACCACTGCTTCATCGAGCTTAAAGTTATCAGTAAAGATAATGCGATTTCTTTCACGAATTGTTTGATCGTTCTCATCTTTAAAATCTATATTCCCATAAAATGCTTTGTTACCTACTACTGTTGCTGTATTCCACTTTATTGGCTTTAGTCTTGTTTCTGCAGCCCTACCTGTAAGTGAATTATAGGTTGCGAGCTTCAATCCATCATTAGGAAGATACCAAGTTGCTAGTTTATCTGTTGAAACTGAACATACAAAAGCATCTTTATCACTCCACGGATAGTCATCAAGTGGTGTGCTAAGTATATCATAACCTTCACCTCTCCAATTACCCCACGGTACTAAAGTAGAAGATACTCCTGTTCTAAGTGTAGTCCCACTAACAGATTTTATGTTTGCGATAAATGTAGTTGGTTTTTCTAATTCAGCTGCAAAAGCCGACAAACTTGTTTTATCGGTAATATTATCACAAACAATAACTGCTTTATCTGCAACGAAATTAGAATTAGTAAAATCCCATGCTCCATTACCTGCTAAAGTACTTTCATTGTATTGATTATTAGTACTTGATAAATCATGTGCATCATTAGTTGTCGCACCATATGGCTCTAAACAAGGTATCCAAAAACCAGGATTAGATACAGTAGATATTTGACCACGAATAGCAGTCGTTACTGAAGAATCTTTTGCTCTTGGATCATCTGAAAATCCATCTTGTATATCATAAGTAGTAACTAGATAAAAATCTACATCATCTGCAGGTTGCCAATATAAATTAATACCTGTAATTCTTTTATTCCAACGAGCAAGGTCTGTACCCGTATCTATAACTAATTGTATACCTGGATATAACTTACCATCAGCATCAACATCATTTTGTGAAAATACACCAATGTCACCATTAGCATCTCTTCCTAATTCACTTTCTTGTATATAGTCATAAATAAATGTAACAGTATATTTATCTTTATTTGTAAAGGTATCATCAACAGAAGATGCTCCAAATCCTAAAGAACTTGATGAAGGAGAATATACAAATATACCTACTTCATTTCCTGAGTTTGAAATTTGATTACCCTGATCAAAAGCGTGTTCTAAAGGTACAACTACTGGTGCTGTAAGCTCTGTATCTTCTAAAACCCATTCATTTACTGATGCTGCCATAGGAGGTTCTCTAAAACGAAATTGAGTTCTTGCTTGTCCTTGTCCAAAAATATCTCTTTTAATATGTCCATACCATTTAGGGTCATTTACAAAAGAACCATCGCTGATTCTTAATATCTGATTATGCACTAAAAGATCATTATTAGGAGCTTGTTTAACAGAAATATTATCAATTCTATAACTAGAATATTCAGATGAATTAACTGAGTAAAATGCAATACCTGCGTTGCTTGTTTTTGGTGAAAAATATAAAGTATGTGTACCTGCAGCTAATCGTGTTGTATCAACATATGCTTCACTAAGATCTGCACTTTGAACTTTTAGATCTACTTTTCCTCCCCCTTCTATATTTGAAATTGTAAATTGTAATTTATAAATTTTATTTTTTTCTAAATTACCTGCCATGTTATCATTGGTCTGAGATAATGCACCCTCGCCAGAACTAAGTGTATAAGAAACATATACTGGAGTCTCACCAGGAGTGCCATTAAATGCCCAACCAGTACCAAATGTCCAAGAACTACTTGTAGATAAAGAACCATTAGTAATTAATTCACTACCTAAAGTAGAATAAGTATTTAATGTAGACCAAGAACCTGAAGTACCATCTTCTACACTAGCTCTATATACTTGATCGGCATTAGATACTACCCACCATTCAGTACTTTTGTCATTACCACTACCATCTTTTTCAGTACGATAACGAATAAATTCAGTGCTTTTATCATGAATAGTAGTAATAGCTGCTGATTTAGAACTACTTGTACCCACTTTTGTAATGCTACCTCGTTTAGTATTAATAGCATTATCAAACTCTTGAAATTGACTATCTGATATATCTAATTCAGATTGATAACTTACTAAGCCACCTGAAAAATCTCTTATAGTTTTTCTAGCCATTAAAAGTCGTTATAGGGAACAGTTAGAACCGTACTTCCATCTCTGGATTGTCTTTCAAGTATTACTCGCTGTTTTTGCTCTAACCATTCATTTTTAAAATATGAAATTAAATTTAGGTCTCTAAGTCTTTCTGAAACCCTCCAAGCAGGATAGTAAATTAATATTCTTTGATAACGCTCATCAATCTCTGGTTTTGAAAATGTTACAGTAATGTTACTAGCTGTGCCAGTTGTTACATCTTTTATAGTAAAAGTAGTAGAATTATTTACCTGAGAAACAAAAGTTCCTGCAACAAGATTTGTACCCACAAGACTCATACCTGCTCTTACATTTTCAGTAGAATCCATCGTAACAGTATTAGAACTAGATGAAAAATCTATTGTAGAATCAACAAACATTTTATGTGGTAAATAATAATAATAAACTTTTATTTCCTTTATTTCAGTAGGAGTAGGAAAGATTCCTAATTTATCATTATGAATATAAAATGCTTTATCTGTAGTGATATTGCTTAATGAAGAGTCATCTGAAATATCATTGATTTCATTAATACCAATTCTCTGACAAATACTACCATCATAGTCTACTCGATATATTCTCGTCATAAACTCTAATGACTCAGAAGTATTTGTAGCTCCTAATCTATTATTTTGAACCAATGTCCAATCAGCTACAGTAGTATTTGTAGTATCTTTCATAAAATATTCACTTTGATCTACAACTGAATTACGAGTCGCATATCCTTGTAATAGGTTTGCCTCATCACAAAGCTGATACTGAGCTTCGTTGATAAGGTCGTGTATGATTGAATCAGATACAACAGATGTAGAGTCTACACCTGTAATATTCCTGACTTCTGTTGTTATTTCTGATAAGGTCATAATATTTCCAATAAAGAGGGGGAGGTTAATCCCCCTCTAGGTTATTGATTACAGATCTGTCCTT